GGTTCGACTGCATTTATGCTTCTCATTTATGCCGAAGTTCTATTGCTGAGTAAGTAATGCAAAATTACACATATCATCATGATGATATGGATAAAGATAACAGACCACCTGCCTGTTATCAGTTAAAATACAGAGGTTGCAACTATTGGTCCTGCTACTTAGTTCATTTGGACGAGTGGTTTGATAAACTACTAAAGTTTGAGGGAGATTGACACTCCCTCTTTTTTTATGCTAAAATGGCAGGAGAGAACCTTATCTTATGGACAAAGAAAAACTAAAGCTCATCGTCCGTAATCTTGAACTGTTGGTTGATTCTCTCAAGGCAGAAATTTATTCTGATACTCAAAGTTATCTTAACTATGAGGAAATTAAAGGAGGATTGCATGATTACGATGAAATCTTTGATGACGATGATGGATACCCAGACTAATGGTTAGTAGAACTAAAAGGCTTGTAAAGTTGCTTGAGCGTCTAATCAAGCAGGATCATCTCTATACTGATGAAAAAATCATAGAGATGAAGGTGCAACTTCGTGAGTTAAAAGAGCAACTCGCAGAAATCGAAAAGAAAACATCAAAAGGATTTGGTAAATGAGTGTAAAACTGATTAGTGTAACACCTGATGCGGAACAGACAATGGCATATGTTGCCCGTGTCTCAAATCCCAACAATCAGGAAAACCCCAACTATGCCAAGTTGCTGGGTTATTGTATTAAGCACAATCACTGGTCCGTATTCGAACAGAGTTTCATGACTCTGGAGATTGAGACGACTCGTGGACTGGCGGCTCAAATTTTGCGTCACCGTTCTTTTACCTATCAAGAGTTTTCCCAACGCTATGCTGATTCTTCACTTCTGAGTGATTACATCCCTGTTCCAGAATTGCGGCGTCAAGACACCAAGAACCGTCAGAACTCGATTGATGACATTGGTGAATATGAAAAACTGCAACTGCAAGGTAAGATTCAAGAGCATTTTGCTGAGGGTATGCGCCTCTACAAGGAACTTCTGAAGCATGATGTGGCAAAAGAGTGTGCTCGCTTTGTATTGCCCTTGGCGACTCCCACACGCATCTATATGAGTGGTTCTTGCCGCAGTTGGATTCACTATATTCAACTTCGTTCTGCTAATGGCACCCAAAAGGAGCACATGGAAATCGCAGAAGAGTGTAAGAAAATCTTCTCAGAACAGTTCCCTACAGTGGCAGAAGCCCTGGAATGGATCTAAATATCATTACCCTGAATTTGTAACTATGGCAACATACCCAGTAAAACACAAAGAAACTGGTGAAATGAAAGACGTTGTAATGAGCGTTCATGACTGGGATCAGTGGAAAATCGATAATCCCGATTGGGAGAGATACTACACTCCAGAAAACGCACCAGGAGTTGGTGAAGTTGGTGAGTGGAAGGATAAACTTGTCGCCCGCAATCCTGGTTGGAACGATGTATTGCACAAAGCTTCAAAAGCACCTGGTTCTAAAGTAAAGAAAATCTAATGGCAAGAAGAAAAAGAGCATCTGCAGAGCAACCTATTGGGGTTGGACTCACGACAAAGCAGATGAAAAGGAAAAAACCTTTAAATTCTGACTATTTGGTTGATATAGATCCACTTACCGACAATCAAAAGAAACTTTTTGATTCTTATAAAGAAGGAAAGCATCTAGTTGCCTACGGTTGTGCTGGCACTGGTAAGACATTTATCACCCTCTACAATGCTCTTCAGGATGTATTAGATGAGAGAACACCTTATGAAAGAATCTATCTTGTTCGTTCTCTTGTAGCAACTCGTGAGATTGGATTCCTTCCTGGTTCTCACGAAGACAAGGCAGATATTTACCAGATTCCTTATAAGAATATGGTGAAGTATATGTTCCAGATGCCTTCTGATGCTGACTTTGAGATGCTCTATGGTAATCTGAAGTCACAAGAAACGATTAAGTTTTGGAGCACTTCATTCCTTCGTGGAACAACTCTCGATAATGCTATCGTCATTGTTGACGAGTTCCAGAACCTCAACTTCCACGAACTAGATTCTATTATTACTCGTGTTGGTGAGAACACTAGGATTTGTTTCTGTGGTGATGCGGTTCAGTCCGACTTGCAGAAGTCAAATGAACGTAATGGTATTCATGACTTTATGGGTGTCTTGCGTAAAATGACATCTTTTGATATGATTGAGTTTGGAGTAGATGATATTGTCCGTTCTGGACTTGTTAAAGAATACATTATTGCTAAAATGGAAGCAGGTTTTTAATGTTTAATCATGTTGATATTAGTCTCCCTCAACTTGAGAGGGAGACGATTGATGGAGTTCGTTATTACAAAGTTCCTACGGACGAAGAACTTCTTCGACTGGTTTCCATCACGTCGGTAACCAGTCATTTCAATAAGGAAATCTTCGTCAACTGGAGAAAGAAAGTTGGCAATGAAGAAGCAGATCGTATCACCAAAGCTGCAACGAGTCGTGGTACAGATATGCACACACTGGTAGAGTATCACCTTAAAAACGAGGATCTACCAAAAGTTCAACCTATCTCTGATTTTCTGTTCAAGATTGCAAAAACCGACTTAAATCGTATAAATAATATTTACGCCTTAGAAGGTTCCCTATATAGTAAGCAACTGGGCATTGCTGGCACGGTTGACTGTATCGCTGAATATGACGGCGAGTTAGCAATAATCGACTTTAAGACTTCTAAAAAACCAAAACCACGTGAGTGGATCGAACACTATTTTGTACAGTGCATGGCATATGGTTGTATGCTGTACGAACTGACTGGAATCTCAGTCAAAAAACTTGTAATCATCATGGCTTGTGAAAATGGAGAATGCGTCGTCTATGAAGAAAGAAACAAATCAAAGTACATCAAACTTCTCACCGAATACGTTAGAAAGTTTGTTAGAGATAAACTGGAACTCTATGGAACAGAATAAAGAACTAGAACAGGCAATTGCGAATAAGTTTTTAACACCTTCTAAATTTGCTCTAGAAATTGAAAAGATTGTTGCCGAAGAGAACCTCAACTATATTGATGCAATTGTTCATTATTGCGAAATCAATGAACTTGAGGTAGAATCTGTAACGAAGCTCGTTTCAAAACCTCTTAAAGAGAGATTGAAGAATGATGCTATTAATTTGAATTTCATGAAAAAAACGTCGAGAGCAAAACTGCCACTATGATTTCTCGTGATGACTTAATGCACCATCGCCTACAAGCATGGTTGCGTGAAAATAAATGTGATGACTTAGAGTATCTGGGTTTTTATCCAGATGCTTTAGGTGTCGATAAGCATTGGTATCGAATTGCCGAGCATGAAGTTACAGTTGATTGTATTGAAGATCTTGAATTAGTCGATGCTGAAAGTGAGTCCGTTTGAAACCTACCAACATTATCTTTCACTAAAAAATCACTTTACTAATCCAAAGTATGATTTTTTCAAGTACGGTGCTAAAACCCGTGCCAGTGTAACCTCTTTTAATAAGAGGAAAGATAAGTATTGGTTTGAAAAAACTTCGCGTAAATATAATGATAAGGAAGTCGTAGATTTTCTTGTATCCAATTTCACCGCCACCGATAACCCGCAAAACCTATGGATTGGAGAAATTATCAATTCTGGCGAAAGAAACTACGCCGAGTGGATGAAACGACAGCAGAGTTTGACTTACTTGTTCAAAGAGCAAAGCAACGAATTGTTATCGGAGAACGAGTTAGAGAGTTTGTTCAACTGTACCAAAGGACACCCTCCAATTCTGAAAAAGTTTCTAAGCGGGAACGTATCGCTAGAAACCTTAACAATCTTCGACAAAGTATTCCATTTCTCAAAAAACTTTGATAAGAAACTAACGGATCCAGTGTGGGAAACCGTAAGTTTAAAACTGAAGAAGTATTCTCCATTTCTAAATATTGATATGTTTCATTATAAAAAAATCTTACGGGACATTATCGATGAGTGATTTTTTTAAATCTGATATTATTCAAGATGAACTTGAAGAGATTAATAATCTTCAAGAACAAATCTATGGCAGCATTATGACTTTTGGTGGCATGTCCCGCGAGACAAAAATGGAACATGTTGAAAAGTTACAGCTCTTGCTAGAAAAGCAAAGAATCATGTATACTAGATTGTCTCTTTCGGACGACCCTGAAGCGGTTGAGATGAAAGAGAATCTTCGCAAGTCAGTTGCCCTGATGGGTTTTCCACCAGACACTGATATGCAAGTTTTATTCGACAGTATGAACGAGACAATCGAATCCCTCAAGAAATATCTTGACGACTGAGGGCATCCTTGCTATACTATCAGAGTAAATCCCCCGAATCCAAACTAATCCGAGGTAATCCAAATGTCTTTCGCAGACCTTAAAAAGCAATCCAAGCTGGGCTCTTTGACTGCAAAACTTGTCAAAGAAGTCGAAAAAATGAATAACAACGGTTCATCTTCTGGCGATGAACGTGTATGGAAACTGGAGTGTGATAAGAGCGGCAATGGTTATGCCGTTATCCGTTTCCTGCCTGCTCCGAATGGTGAAGACCTGCCATTCGTGAAACTCTACAGTCACGCATTCCAAGGTCCTGGTGGTTGGTATATTGAGAACTCCCTGACTACTCTGGGACAGAAAGATCCTGTCTCCGAATACAACACGATGCTGTGGAATAACGGCACCGATGCTGGTAAGGAAGCAGCACGTAAGCAGAAGCGTAAACTGACTTATGTTGCCAACATCTACGTTGTGAAGGATCCTGCTAATCCTGCCAACGAAGGTAAGGTGTTCCTGTACAAGTTCGGTAAGAAGATCTTCGACAAACTCACTGCTGCTATGCAACCTGAGTTTGAGGATGAGGAAGCAATCGATCCGTTCGACTTCTGGCAGGGTGCTAACTTCAAACTGAAAGCAAAGAACGTTGCTGGTTATCGCAACTATGACTCTTCTGAGTTTGCCCGTCCTGATGCTCTTCTGGACGACGATGATGCCATGGAAGCAGTGTGGAAGAAAGAGTATTCTCTCTCCGAACTCGTTGCCGCAGATCAGTTCAAAACCTATGATGAACTGAAGAAGCGTCTGGACTATGTGCTCGGTAACAAAGGCACTCCTCGCTTCCAAGATCCTGATGAGGGTGAAGAGGAAGAGTACACCCGTGGTTCTACCCGTGAACTCACCGAAGATCTCCGTGGCGAACTGAACTCTCTGCAACCCACCCGTACCGTTGCCTCTTCTGATGAGGATGAGGATGACGATACCCTGTCCTACTTCGCCC